ATTATAATTTATCCTAAAAGCACCTATTGAAGATTTAATAGTTTTTTGTTGGTTTGCGTTTACATGGTGTGGGTAAAAATCGTTTATTTGGCTTCCTAAATTAGACCTAAAATCAAAGCTTTTTGTTGTTAAAGCTAGGGCATCACCGTTGTAATCATATCCAAAAAAAGAAGATACTGTAGCATTAACCAAAGAATTAGGCTTATAAATTAACCACTCCCCTTTATGGGCAGTAATAACAGCACCGAAAGGCTCTAAAACACTTTTAAGCACTTCTTCACAATTCATTATAGTACCATCTGAACCGCTTGGGTTACTGTCTTCTTTTACAAACCTATCAGCGTTATAATAAACATTTTCTAAAACAGATAGATTATCTGATAAACCTGCATAATAAATATCTATACCTGCATATATCTTGGACTGTATTTTAGTACGTTTTAAGCAGTTAGAAACTATTTTAATTAAACTTTGTTTACCCACAAAATTAAGTCCTGTAGCATCTTCCACATAAGATAAATTCTTTAAGAACCCTAAACCATCAGTACAATCTAAACTAATAACCCATTTATCAGAAACTAAACTTTGATAGATACCCTCTGGAGATAACCACCCATTAAATAAAGTATCTCCATCCCTAAAATATTCAACTGAGAAAGTCCGTTCTTCTTCGCTGTATAAATCACTAAAAGTTAAATCACTACTAGCATCTAAATCTATCTTTAAGCCAGACCCTCTGACAGATTCTAAGGTGTCTTTAGTTTCTGAATACTCTAAAGAACAACTGCCATATATTTGCACCGCAGGAACAATACCCAAAAACGCATTTACGCAAGATATAGCCTCAACAATACCACCATCATCTAAAACTCTTTGGGCATACCCAGAGCCTTCAACATTTTTGCTTATTTCTACCCTGTGAGTAATTTCTTTAACATCTGTAAACTCAAACCAATATTTTAACGCCATAATTTTATGTCAAACTTAAAGAACCTCCTAAACTTCTATTCCTTGAAAGCGTGTTGCTTAAAACACCAACTAACTTTGTACCTTGTATTTCAAATACTACGTTTTGCATTCCGCCACCACTAGAAGCTCCGAAATTACCACCGCCAGAAGAACCGCTAAAATTACTAGCACCTGCACCACTTGAAGAATTTCCGCCACCACCACCGGAAGAACCTTTACCTAAACTTCCACTAAAAGACTTTACAGCTCCGCCAATAGCGATCAAAGCAGTACCGGCTATTATCGCTCCAATACCACCCCCGAAAGGATTTTTCATCGATTCTTTAAATGCTTCACTTGCAATTCCTGCTGCAACTACCAAAGAACCATATTTCTGCAAAGTGCTACCCATTGCACCAAGAATAGAACCCATAAAAGCCTGTATTACATTACCACCGTTGGCTAGTGCCATTCCTATATTATTACCTAATTGTTCAAATGTAGATAAAACTCCATTTTGTAATATGCCTGAAACACCGTCACTAAATTCTTGCGCTTTTAATATCATTGCTGCCGCATCCTCATCAAACTGTGTAGAATTAACTCTTGGCATAAGTGATAAATTATCATCCGCAAAAGAAAATCCACTCGCTAGGCCTTCTGTATTTATTCCTGTAGCCTTTTTTCTTAACTTGGTGCTTCCTCCACTAGCGACAACATCATTCTTTGTGGCGTGTGCTGCTATTATTTTAAGTAAAATATCTTCTTCGTCTTGAAGTCCTTTTAATTGTGCAGCCTGTAAACCGTTAGACGTTTCGCCAAAACCTATGCGCTCTAAATTTCTAACTCTTAATCTATCTTCAATAGTTACTGCATCTTCTTTTAACTTAATTAATTTAGCAGCATCTTTTACTAATTTCTTTGCCTGTGATACTTCAATTTCAATTTTCTTTGCCTGTATGGCTTGAAGCTTAACCTGCGCAGCCTTAATTGTTGCGCTTTGTATTAGGTGTTTATTGTAATTTTCAATTGCAACCCTAGCTGCATCTGTATTAATTGTTTCTAACTTAATATTACCTAAATATTTAGGTGAAATTCTATTAATTTCACTTATTGCCTTTAAGCGTTGTTTCTTAGATACTCCTTCGTGCCTTGCTATTGCTAAAAGAGATGCTAAATTTGCACGCTCTTTAGATATTGATTTTGTAGCCTTGTCTGTAATACTTGCAAGTGTGCTTTGTTTTTTAATTGTTTTTTCTACTTCATCATTGAAAAACACAAAGTAACTAACCACCGCAGCAATAGCAACAGCAAGCAGTCCAAAAGGATTTGCAGCCATTGTAGCTGTTAAAGTTGCAAAAGATGTAGATAAAAAACCAACTACTGAAATTAAACCGGGTACAACACTAGTCGCTAAAAAACCTAAGCCAATAAGTAAAGGCCCTAAAACGGCAACCAATCCGGCAACCACTACAATAATTTTTTTAGTCGCAGGTGATAGGTTTACAAACGCCTTAACTACTTTATTAACGTAAGTAATAGCCTTTGTAAAGTATGGTAAAAGAATCTCACCAAATGCCACAGACAACTCTTTAACAGATTCAGAGAAAATACGCATTTGATTTGCAGATTGATCACTTGTCCGTGCAAAATCTCCTTGTGCGTTTTTAGTTACAGATAAGATATAAGCATAACGGAGCTGCACTTTTTGCGCCTGTGTCATTGCTTCTATATTGTCTGACATTCCCCTTGTTAAAGCGAAAGCTTTTAGGTTTGCTATTGTCATAACAATACCCATTCTTTTTAAACTTTCTGTTTCACCTGTAAAAACACCATTTAAAGCAGTTGTAACTTCTTTAATTCCGATATTCTTAAAAGAGGACATATCACCAGCTAATCCAACCATCGCAGTAGCCAAATCGGCTGCCTTGTCAGTAGGCACGCCCATAGAAGTACCCATATCGCCAAAAAGTGCTGCCATATCTAAAGCAGTACCCTCTGCAATACCAAAAGTTTCTAAAGTTGTTTCTGCAAATTTCCGTACCTCTTTTGATGAACCTTTAAAAGCAACATCTACCTTGTTTAAACTTTCCGTAAAATCGGAAGCCATTTTAATAGAAGCACCAGCAATAGCAGCTAAAGGAAGTGTTAAATAAGTAGTCATAGACTTACCTATTCTACCCATCTTTTCTCCGGCTTTCTTTAGTTTCTCTGTTAACCTTTCAGTTGCAGTACCAATACCACCAAGAGCCTTTTTTGCTTTCCCTAATTCAGAAAGTAACCTATCTATTTTTGCTGATATTTCTACGCTTAATTCTGCCATTACTTTAACTGGTTGTATTGTTGTTGTGCCTCTAAAATAGCCTTACGTGCTACATCGCTCACACCTTGTACATTATTGTTTTCACTATCTAAAGGAATAAATTTATCCTTAGATTTTGGTAGCTTCTTTGGGTCAATATGCGAACCGATTAACGATGCGTAAGCCATTTCCCTTACTTTGTACCACTCATTCTTTTCCATTCTATAAAATGCGTGCTGTCGAATACAAAACTCCGCCCACGTCATATCATAAACATAGGACAAAGACGGAGTTTTTAATTCACCTAAAGCAAAAGATACTACATCACTAGCCCAGTCTACTTCTTTGGGTTCGCTTTTCTCTTTCCCGAGCTTGGAATTTTATTTTTAGATACTGGCACATCTTTAGTCATACTATCCGTAAACGCAGTTAAAAATAAACTTACGCCCTCAGAAGTTACACCTCCAACGCTATCCAATAAATCAATGAAATCATACAATTTTAATACTACATCTTTGCCCTCTCTTTCAAGATTATAAGCGTAAGACGTATGCATTAACTTAGGTATCACCTTAAAAGGATTCTTTTCTATATTTGACTGTAAATCATCAATAGAAAAACCTAAATTATCTAATAGCTCCCCTAAAAAACCAAGTCCAAAATGGAAACCTAGCTCTTTGCCTTCAAAATTTAACTTTATCTTATTCGCCATCTATGCGTTAGGATCAGTTGTTACAATAACTCCGCTATTCTGTAAAGTTCCGCTATAAGTAGCAAATTCATCACCAGCAGCAGCAGATAACTCTAAATCAGATAAAACCGCAGTACCATAGTAAGCAACCGGTGAAGACTGATCACTTGTCATTTTCCAATCTTGAGAAGTTCCGCTTGTTACGTTAATGAAATCAAAAAGTGCGTTAAAATCTGTTTTTGTAGCATCTGTACTAATGTATGTAGCCTCAAAAGAAATCTCTGAACTTGAAGAGCCAGCTTGTCTAATAATTTGACCAGGTTCGCATTTAGTTTGTGTTTCAATTACGTTTCTCGTAAGAGATAAAGAATTAGATGTTAAACATCCAACTGGTAGGTAGTCAGTTCCATCATAGATAGAAAGAATAACTGCATCACCTTTGATAAAAGTACTCATTTTTGTATATTTTTATAATTATAAATCAAAGATAACTATTAGATATACCAATTGCGATATTAATAAACATAATTTGTATTGTAAAATAAAACCTCACTACTTGCATAGTGAGGAAAAAAAAAGCTAAAAAAAAGAAAACATACTTCGAGGAAAAAGTATAAGGTTAGTTAATGGTCAGCTCTAAACGCATTAACTTTCTAAAAATATTTTCGTTTTCCGTAATAGTTACTATATCATTTGGAAAATCTTGTGTTTGTTTCTGTATTACTAGGCCACTACTAACATCTAAAACTAAGTTATTTGTTGCGCTTCTTACTGCATCTAATATGTTTTCTGATAATGAACGGTTTCCTGGATTTCCAGTACTACTATAAGTAGTTACAACGTCTATTAAAATAGAACTTTCCCATACATCACCGCATTTAGTCATTTGATTTACTTGGCTATTTTGCGTTGTCATTAATATAAAATGATCCGGTATTACATTGCCAGAAACCCTACTATCAAAAGCAGGAATAGTCAAAGTATCAACCACCAAGTTATTTATAGCATTAAAGACCGCCTGTCTTATGTATTTATCTGGTAAAGGCTTAATCATATTTCTTCGTTAATGTTGTTAATAGGTGTTTTAAATCCTTTATGTATTGCGTGCGCCCTTTTAAAAATGCTGGGTATAAAAAAGGTCTAGGCTGTAAATTAACTTCTTTAACTCCTGCACCTTTGAACTGTATTGCAATCTCCTTTAATTCTGCCGGCACTTTCACAGTTTTACCTGTTCCAAACTCTACGTATGGGCCATAAGGAGCGTTCACAATTACCTTATAATCTGAATCTGCTACCTTAGTATAAATTATACTTTGCGCCAATTTACCCAAGTCTTTACGAGCAAAAGATTTAGCATCTGCCACAATATCCATAGAAACCGCCTTTGTAACTATTTCAGTACCTTTATCAGCTTCTCTGCCAAACTTCTCTAAGTCTTTTAAAACCTTACTTAGTCCTTTAACTGACATTATAATAAGCTATAAATATAATTATATAAACAACTTTCGGCCTCTAATTTTCCGCTATCTATTGATACTCTTCTTACAAAATCTTCTGTAATCTTTTTAGCTATATTATCCTTTCCTATTGGGTAACTTACAGCCACACTTTTTAAC